TTATGTTTCATAAAGATTTTTAATTGACAAAAAAAGAGCTTTTACCAAGATAAAAAAGGCAAAAATAAGTAAAAGATAGCGGAAGAGGTTGAATACAACCATCATATGCGTAAATGTTTGTGGAGCTGTATTAAGATCGGTTACATACTCCCCAAAGATTAACTTTTGCTGAAGATAAAAAGCCCATGGCAGAGCGCAAAGACAGGCAAAGATACCTGTTTTAAAATAGGCTTTATCTCTGTTGTAGGTATAAGCGCTAAATATAAGTGATACACTGCCTAAAAGTAACAGCACAGTTCTTACAAAAGTGTTTGGACACAATGCATAGGAGTTTGTAGCAAATATAAACAGAAGGATCAGCAGAATGCTGAATTTTACTATCTTGCTGTAAGTATCCATGAATGCCTCAAATTTAGCTTAATTTTATTACGGCCACCAAATAGGGCCGATCGTTATCACAAAAATTGTTAGTTAATCATTGTAGTTAGCCTGTAACGTTAAGCTACAAGTTTATATTAACTTGTTTGGCTTCAATTGAACCGAAAAATTATGTGATGTTGATCGGGGTGATTTGTTTTCCGTATAAATTTATTTGAAATTGTACCTAAAAATTCCTAGAATAACACACACTTGTGCTACCTTAGCTCAGTAGGTAGAGCAACTGATTCGTAATCAGGAGGTCGCCAGTTCGATTCTGGCAGGTAGCACCATTGCCAGCTTTACAAATCATCGTTTCGCATAAATAAGCCTTTCTTTTATTTTATTAAATCAAAATTTTAATTAAAAACTTAAAAAAGTGGTTACAAAAATAAGTCACGAAGTGTATAATTTTTTATAGTTAGAGCATCGAACTAAAATTAGAATAACTTATTATACAAAAGAGATACAAAATATGGCTGAAAATGTAACTGACAAAATGCTTGTAAAGCTGATAAATACAAGCATTGATAAGGATAGAATGATTACTGATATAACAGGGTTAGCCGTAATTGTTCGTAAAGCATCGAACTGTAATAAGATCTACTTTAAGTTTAGAAAAGTTAAGCATGGAAAGCGAACTGATGTACCGTTAGGCACTTATCCTGAGATTTCAATAAATGAAGCAAGAAGTAAATACTTTGACGCTTTGACAGCGTTTAAAGAAAATTCTTTGGTAGTTATAAAAAAAGCAGATACCTTTGAGAGTGCTTGGAAAAGTTTTATAGATCTAAAGTATAAAAAAATTAAGTCAAGTACTGCTGAAAAATACGAAAGTAATTACAGAACACATTTGTTTAAACTTGCAAAAATGCAGTTAAAAGAACTGACAGCTGAATACATACTGAATTTTTTGCAAGCCTACATTCATTCAGGTGAACTTGGAACAGCAAACAGATTAGCTAATGTAATTAGTAATGTTTTAGATTTTGCCGTTTTTCAAAAGAAAATACCAGTTAATCCTATTCGTGGTATTGAGAAATATTTACCGCAAGCAGAAGTTGTACATTATGACAGCTTTAAACTAGAAACATTAGAGCAGGATATGACACAGCTTTTTGTCGATATGCAAGATTGCAGTAAAACAATTCAGCTGCTGTTGTATATGTACTTTTTTACATTACTTCGTTCCGTTGAGCTAAGAAGTGTCAAACTAAGTGACATCAATTTAGACGATTGCTCTATGACTGTAAAAACAAAAACAATGTCTGCATTTAAAGTCGCTCTTTGTAGTCAAGCTATGGATATTGTTAAGTATCTGATTTCAGTTCATAAGCCTATAAATGATTATCTGTTTCAGGGTAAAACTGGCATGATTTCAGAAAATACTTTAAGTAAGGCTTTAAAAGCAAACGGCTACAAAGATAAATTGCAAGTACATGGAATTAGAGCTTGTGGGCGCCAGTGGTTGCAAACATTACCTTATGCTAAAGAAAGTATTATTGAACTGTGCCTATCTCATGTTGTAGGTAACAAGGTTCAGCAAGCATACAATCGCAGTACATATTTTGATGAACGAAAAGTTTTAATGCAAGAATGGGGAAACTTTATCGAGAGTTGCGGCGACTATAAATCATTGTTACAAAATTAAAAATAGGAAATGACACACTGAAAGTAGTTTTATAAGCTATCAGTGTATTTAATCGAAAGCCTTAGCTTGTAAAGAGCTAGGGCTTTTTTTTATGGGTGTAAATATGATCGAACCTCCTAAAAATCTTACATCTGAGCAACTGTTTTTATTTTGCGGTTTTATATCTGCTGTCTTATCTAGTTTGGTAAGACTTATGAAAAACAAAGCTAACTTCACATCTTTTTATTGTGTTACACGCTCCGTTGTTGATGCCTTAACCTGCGCTTTATTGTCGTATGGAATATTTTTAATACTTCACCAGTATTGGGATATTTCAACAAGTTCAATGATCTTTATTGGAACATTCGTAGGTTCTTTAGGTTCAACAACAATCATCACTTTAGCAAGTACAGCTCTTAAAAAATGGATAGGTTCAAATGAAAACACTCAGCGATAAAGGTTTTAAATTCATTCAGGCAAACGAAGGTGTTGCTAAAGGCTCTTTTGATGGTCAGAAGTTCAAAAGTTATTTTGACAAAATCGGCAATAAATGGACTATTGCCTGGGGGCTAACTTATATCAACGGTAAGCCTGTGACAAAAGATACAGTCCTAACAATCAATGAAGCAAACATCGCATTTAGACATCACTTAAGTTCAAACGAAAAAGCAATTAACGATTTGATGATTAGAGATTCAATCGTACTTACTCAGAATGAATTTGATGCGCTTGTAGATTTTATTTACAACCTCGGAAACGGTCATGCTGATTGTGATGTATGGAATGCTGTTAAGACACATGATTTTTCTAAAATTGAGCAAGCATTTCTAGCTCATAACAAAGCAGGCGGTAAATACAATCAGGTTTTAGCTAACAGACGAAAGAAAGAAATCGCTTTATTTTCTCAGGCAAGATATGGAAGTTATTAAAGCAGAAACTAAAAAGCATACAGTACAGCGCAAAAAGTATCATCAAGAACTACCAGCAGAACTAAACGAAAAGAAGTTAGCTTTGCAGGAAAAGTACAGTGATATAAATAAAGCTGTTGCTGTTATTGACCAAATCGAAGAAAGAGACATTCTAATGATTTTAGATGATTATTCAAAGTCATTAGAACTTGATTTATATCATATTGCTGAAAGTTTCCATATCTCACCTGTAACTTTAAATAAGGTTCTTACCTCTGATAAATACAAAGAAGCTTACGAAGTAGCAAAAGAACGCCGAAGCGCAGTATATGAGCGCGAAGGTTACCATGTCGCACAGTCACCCTGGAAGAAGATCCAAAACGGTGAGGAAGTATCTATGGTAGAAGTAGCAGCTGCTAAGTTGCTGTCTAATTACTGTTTAGCTGTCTCACAAGCAAGTGCTAAGAAGAACTCTAACGAAGGTGGCGTTTCTGTTGTCGTTAATACGGGAATTTCATTAAAGATATGAGCGTAATTCAAAACATTACTTATGATTGGAAGCCTCGTGAATGGCAGCAAAAATGTATTGATACACAGAAACGTTTTACTGTGTTAGCAGTGCACAGACGTGCGGGAAAGACTACTTTTGCTATCAATGAGCTTGTGTTATCTGCAATAACAAAAAAAGGTAATTACGTTTATATTTGCCCTGTTTATAAGCAAGCAAAGATGGTCGCATGGCAACCTTTAAAAGAAGCTGTTGCTATTTTTAAAGATGTTGTTGATAAATGCGGTAAAAGCGCTGAAATTGTAGAAATTCGAGAATCAGAAACAAAGATTACCTTTTGGAACGATTCAACAATTTTTCTTTTAGGCTCTGATAATTTCGATGCTGTTCGTGGTTTAAAGCTGGCAGGCGTTGTGCTTGATGAGGTTGCACAGATGCCGAAAGGCTTATGGAACGAAGGTATCCGTCCTGCTCTGTCTGATTCTAAAGGTTGGGGGTTATTTATCGGAACTCCTAAAGGCATCAATCTTTTTTCAGAGCTTTTTTATCGTGGTTTAGATCCTGAATTTTCTGATAATTGGACAAGTTCACGATTTACTTATTTAGAGACAAACGCTATTGATCCTGACGAAATGGAAGCGATCAAAAAAGAAACTCCAGAAGAGGTATTTAAGCGTGAGTATCTCTGTGACTTTAACGCATCAGCTATTGATCAGCTTATTAGTTATGAGCTTGTTAAGTTGGCTAGTGAGCGTGAGATTAACTTCAATTCTATAAAACATAATCCTCTAATCATGGGTGTTGACGTTGCAAGATTTGGTAATGACCGCTCTGTTATCTGTTTTAGACAAGGTCTCTTAATTGAAGAGCCTTTAGTTTACAAAGATTTGTCATTAGTAGAGTTTTCACGAATAGTAAGACAACAAGCTGTATCAAGGCATTGTCACGAAATTTATGTTGACGGCACAGGTGTGGGCGGTGGTGTTGTAGATATTCTTAATTCATACGGTATCTACGTAAATGACATCAATTTTGGCAAAAAATCTTTAGATCATCAATACAAGAACAAACGCACTGAAATGTGGTGTCGTTTGGCAGATTGGATCAATCGTGGCGGTTGCATACCGAAGAACGCAGATTTAATTACTGAAATCGCAACTCCATATTTCGATGTTACTGATGACAATCAAAAAATCTTAGAAACAAAAAAACAAATCCGTGACCGTTTAGGAAAATCCCCTGATATGGCTGACGCATTAGCTTTAACTTTTGCTGAGGATATACCAGTGTGCGATTTAACAGAATACGAAAAGGAAAAGCTATTTTACAGAAGTGCTCAAAGACAACGAGTAGCTAACAATCCTTTTGAGGAGTTCGAGAATGAAATTTGCAGCAGAGAAAATACCTTTATCTAAATTGTTTAAAACAGAAGGCGCAAAGGAAGTAATCCTTGATTATGCTCGCAACGGAGTTAATCCTTTTGCTGATAAAAAAAGCTCTGATGATGAAATTTTTGAAAGCATAAAAGAAGCTTATAAAGGCAAAGAAGATAACTATCATTCATATCTTTTCTTTGACGAAAATCATACCCCCTGTGGGTTGTTGCTTTTTTGGACAATTTACGATGAACACGTCAGAGGCATAGTTGCTGAGGTTGATTCTATTTTCTCTACTGAGGAAAGCAGAAAAAAAGGTTGTGGAGCTGTAATCCTTAAGACATTAAAAACAGAAGTTCGCAACGTTGGCTGTAGAGGTATTTATTTATGCACACCATACGGAACAGAACTTAGCAAGGCTTTAGCTAAAAGATTTTTGCCAGTGTTTCAAATTAGTTATATGAGGGTTTAAAAATGTCACTTTTAGGATCATCAAAGTATGTAGCTTTAAATGCTTATATGAAAGATGTTGCCGCTTTACAGCGTCATGGTGAATCACGAGCTATGGCAATTTATAACAATCCTTTATACAACAACGTAGCTAAGTTCATGCACAACTGGCACACCGCCTATAACGCAGGTGATGCTGACAAAGCTAATGAGCTGATAAACAGTCCTATGGGTGTGTTTATGTCACAGGCAGATAATGCAGGTGGAGCTTGGCAAGTTTGGCGTTCTAATGCCTTAACCGCAACTAATCAGCTAATGTTAGATAAACAAAAAGAAGCTAACGAAGCTCAAATAGCACAACAACAGCAAGAATTAGCCGCTAAGAGCGATCAACAGCAACAGGAAACAATTAAAAATCAGCAAACAGCAAAATACTATCATCAGCAAAATACAAAAAGCTCTTCAATTTTAGCTGACAAAAATTCAAGTGGTTCAAGTGTGAATAACTCTTTAGGAGCTAAAGATAGCTATTTCAATGATGATGAAATTGAGGAGTGGTATTAAAAATGGGTAAGTCATTAAAAAACATAGGTTTAGGTTTACTTACAGCGGGTGCTTACACTCAATACAAAGCACAAAAAAAAGCTATGGCTCAACAGCAACAGTATCAGCAGTTAGCTTTACAACAGCAACAACAGGCTATGGAGTTACAGAGACAACAGGCTCAACAGCAACAGGAACTTCAACAGCAGCAGTTGGCTTTGCAGGAACGTGAGCAAGAGGCATCTAATCAACGCTTAAATCAGTACAACAAAGGCACTTCTAATTATCAGCGCAAGCCAAATTCAATCAATGCGACTGATCTTACAAAAGGTAAGGCTGACAGCGGTCAAACAATCGCCTTAAATCTTACAGGTGATGATGACGAAACAGATGAGTGGTATTAGCAATGAGTGAGTTTTCAACAGGCACTGAACAAAAAAAGATTGATTTAATATGCTCACGTTGGCTTGATTTAAAGTCAAAGCGATCATCATACTTAAATCAATGGCGAGCAGTATCACGTTACGTTTCTCCGTTCAGTGGTCGTTTTGATATTACTGATAAAAACAATGTTCGTGACACACGCTTTATCTTAGATGCTGAGGCTAGTCACGATCTAAATATTTTGGCTAGTGGTTTAATGAGTGGTGCAAGTTCACCAGCTCGTCCATGGTTTAAAGTTGAACCTAACGATCAAGCTTTGAATAATGATTATTCAGTCATTGAATTTTGCGATGCTGTAAACAAAATCCTTTTAAAAGTATTCAGTGCAAGTAACACATACAACACCTTACATTCAATGTATCGTGAGCTTGCTTTGTTTGGTATTGCTTGTGATTTAGTTTATGACAGTGACGAACACGGCATTCAGCATCATCTTTTATCAGCAGGTGAATACTGTGTTGATGTTGATAACAACGGCGAAATTGACACTTTATATCGAAACTTTACTTTAACTACAGCTCAAGTGATAAAAGAGTTTGGATATAACAATACACCTAAAGAAATTCAAGATACCTACAATCGAGGTGATTTAGGTAGTTATTGGGAGTTTTTGCACGCAATCGAACCTCGCATTGATCGTGATCCTAAAAGTAAAACTAATAGAAATAAACAGTGGGCTAGTTACTACTGCTCACTATCAACACGTCCTGCAATTATTAGAGAAAGTGGTTATGACTACTTCCCCGCATTAGTTCCTCGTTGGGACGTTTTAGGAACAGATGCTTACGGAACATCACCATCAATAAACTGCTTGCCTGACATTAAACAGCTTCAGCAAGAAACATTGAGAAAAGCTGAGATAATCGACCATTTATCAAAGCCTCCTCTTCAAGTTCCTAATTCAGCTAGACAATCGCCTATATCACTTGCAACAGGTGCGATTAACTATACTCAGTCAACATCACCTGAGCAGATGATACGACCTATTACGCAAGGCATCGGAGACGTAAACAGCCTTACAGCTGATATTGCATCTATTAAAGACAGTATTAGACGCTCCTATTTTGTTGATTTGTTTCAAATGGTTGGCTCAACGGCAGGCGATCGCAGAACTACAGTAGAAATTTATGCTTTACAACAAGAGCAGATGTTATCACTGGGACCAGTAGTCGAGCGTTCACAGAATGAGCTTTTAGGTAGATTGGTAAATCTTACTTTTAGAAAGTTAGGCGAACGTGGTTTATTACCTGACTTACCACCTGCGCTAGAGAATAAGCCTTTGACAGTTGAGTTTACTTCTGTGTTAGCTCAATCACAAAAATCAGTAGATATTAACTCAGTTGATAGATTAGTTAGTGCTATTTCAGCAGCCGCACAAATCGCTCCTGAGGTTTTAGATCGTATTGATCCTGATGGTTACGTTGATGAATACCGTGACCGTTTGGGAGTTGCGCCTAAGATTTTACGCAGTCGTGAAGATGCACAGAAGATTAGAGAACAAAGAGCACAGGCTCAACAGCAACAACAGCAATTACAAGAACAGAACATTCAAGCACAAACTCAATCAACAATGGCACAAGCTCAGAAGAATGGCGCAGATGCAAGTTTGGCAATGCAACAACTTGATGATGTAGGCGGAGGCTCACTTCTATGAATTTAGACTATGAAAGCGAAATTGAAAACAACGAAAAGCTAGTTGAACAAACTAAGCGTTTAGTTGTTTCTTTAAAAGCATTAACAAAAACAGTTGATGGGAAAAGAGTTTTAAAAGGCATTTTAGATATGTGCCCTTCACAAGATTGTTTTTCTACTGATTCAAACACAATGTCTTATCAGTGCGGAAGAATGGCGATTGGGCTTGAATTAAGAAATTTTATAAAAATACATTGTGGAAATGATTTATTAAGCAGTATCGAAAATACGGAGATTTAATTTATGAATGATTCAGCACAGACAGCTACTCAAACTACAGCAACTGCACAAGAGCAAACACAAGCACCAGCAGTAAACGCTCAAAATCAAAACACAGAGCAACAACAGGTAGTGTCAACTGAACAATCTAATCAGCAAGTAAATCAGGAAACTGAAAACTCCGCATTAAAAGATTTTGCAGACAGTTTAAATGTTGATGAACAGGAACAGACAAAAGAGCCTGAACAACAGCAAGAAACAGCACCTGAGCATTACGTTTTAAAAAATGCAAATGGCGAAGATGTGGAGCCTCAAGAACTAGAGATGATGTCACGTATGTTCAAAGATGTGAACTTATCTCAGGAACAGGCACAAAAGCTTTATTCAGCATACGAAAAAGAACAAGGTTCTTTTATTGAACAGTCACAGAAAGCATTTAATCAGATGCGTGATGATTGGTTCAATCAAACAATTTCTGATCCTCAAATTGGCGGTCAGAATATTGGGCAAACAAAGCTGTGCATTAAGCGTGTAATGCAACAGTGCGGAAACAAAGAGTTATCAGAATTTTTAAATAAAACAGGCTTAGGCTTTAATCCTGCAATGGTTCGCTTTATGACTAAGGTCGGTGAACTGTTAGGCAATGACAATCATTTTGTGCAAGGTCAAGCACCAGTGGTTATTAATCCTTTAAAGGCTAGATATAAAAATTCACCTGAGCTTTTTAAATAATTAAAAAAACAAAGATAAAACAATCAAACAAACAAAACCTAGGAGAAATCTAAATGACTGCTGTAAATCCAGTATTGCAAGAGAATGACAGAATAACTCTTGCTGACTACCGCAAGCGTTTTGGCGGTGAAGATGGTATCGCAGACGTTGCCGAAACTTTGAACGAAAGTAATGAAGTTATGCAAGATATTGTCTATAAAGAAGGCAATATGGATAACGGCGATCGTCAAACTTATCGTTTATCATTACCTGATGTTTACGAGAAGGTATTTAATAAAGGCACTAAAGCCTCAAAATCAAGCGTAGGAACTGTAGAAGAAACCTGTGCTTTAATTGAAGCTAGAGCAGAGGTTGATGTTGACTTAGCCGAATTGAACGGTAAGGCAGCACAGCTAAGAGCACAGGAAGATAAAGCCTTTATTGAAGCTATCGCACAGAAAGAAACTTATTTGTATTTCAAAGGCAATACTGATAACGGCAATATGTTTGATGGCTTTGAACGAAGATACAACACTTTAAATCAGAGCAAAGATTTACGTGCTACTAATGTTATTGATGCGTCAAATAATGCTGGAGCAACTGCTCTTAAAGGCAAAAATCTATCTTCAATCTGGCTTGTTGGTTGGGGCGATGATGTTTATAGTCCTTATCCTAAAGGCTCTAAAATGGGCTTAAGAGTAGAAGACAAAGGCGCAATCTTCTTGCCTGACGAGGAAGGCAACGTGAACGAAGTGTACACTACAATGTACAAAAAGTCAGTTGGCTTAATGGTGAAGGACTGGCGCAAGGTTGTTAGAATTTGTAACATTGACGTAGATATGTTACGTACTAATCAAGGTGTAGGTAATCCTGATTTACAAAAGCAAGGTTGGAACTTAATCACTTTAATGCTTGATGCCATTACTAAGTTACCAGCAGATGCAAAAGGCAATTTCAAGTTCTATATGAACCGTGATGTTTTTGCAAGCTTAAACTCATTGTCATTACGTTCTGATACTAATGTTATCGAATGGAAGAAGGCTACAGACGCTTTCGGCAAGAATGGCTCATGGGCAAATTTCCAAGGTATTCCTATGCGTCGTGAAGATCAATTAACTAACGATGAAGCTATCGTAAGTTAGGAGTAAATAAAATGATTAAAGATGCAAGAGCGTTTTTCTCAGACGAGCAAGTTGTAACTGAAACAACCTATTCACAAAAGGCTTATGACTTTATGGCAGCATGGGATCATGCAATCGGAAGTCAGCTATATGTAACTTGTATTTGTAACGGCGATTTTGCAAAAGATCTACGTGTGTTGGTTGTTGGTTCAGAAGATGGCAAGACATGGGACGTTAAGCATCCACTAGGTGATAGTGGTGTTTATGCTAAGGAAGATCTTAAAACTAATAAGACATTTCCGATCCATGTTGTTGAGACTGGTCAAAAGTATAGATACGTAACTTTATTATACATTCCATCAACAGGTGGAGTGGAAGATACAAACGTATCATCACCAACTGAGCCTGATTTAACTAACTTTGCTGTAGCTCACAAAATCGGTGAAAAGCGTGAGCCTAAAGCTAATGCAATTACTGCATTCTTTGGAACTATCGCTGCAATCTCTCCAGTTGTTCGTTATGCTAACTCTGATAAGTTTACAGGTTAGTTTGTAAAAAACTGAATTAGGAAAGGGTACATATTATGGGTATGTACCCTTTTTGTTTATATGGAGTAGAGAATGACTACTGCTATTGATATTTGCAACAATGCTTTAGATTTAGTCGGTCAAGGCTTGCATATAGAAAGCTTTGACGATCAATCTAAGGAAGCTGATTTATGTAAAAGAAATTATCAACAGGTAGTTGATCGTGCATTAACTAAGTTTAATTTTTCGTTTGCTAGAAAAGATGAACTTATTTCAGAAAAAAATTTGATTCAAAACGTTGTATCTATTCCTTATAAATACACATATTCAATTCCTAGTGATGTGATGAATATTTTGTATCTTGAACCTTACCGTAAAGAAGGAGAAGAGACAATCAATATTAAGACATTGAAGTTTAATTTCAGAGTTATTGACGTAAACAAAAAGAAACAACGTTGTATTGTAACTAATAAAAAAGCTCCTTTTGTCATTCAATATCAAGCCTTTATTGATGATCCTAATTTATTTTCAGTTCAATTTACAGAAGCTGTTGAATATCTTTTAGGTGCACGATTAGCAAGTGCACTAATTCATGGAAACACTGGTATTAGCATCAGCAACACTTTGATGCAACAAGGCATTATGTTTTTACAACTTGCAAGCAGTCAGGATAATCAACAGGGCGCAGACAGTATCAAAGATAATCAATGTTCATTCATAGAGGCTCGCTATGGTTACTAAAGTTATACAAAGAGGTTTTGGAGCAGGTGAGATCACACCTAGCCTTTTTGCAAGAACTGACTTAAATCAGTATGCAATGGGAAGTCGAAAGCTAGAAAACTTTATTGTACTTCCTCAAGGTGCTGTTAGAACTAGAGCTGGTTTCCGTTTTGTAGGACAGGCAATAAATAGTAATTTGCCAGTGCGCTTAATTCCATTTAGGTATAGCTCAGAACAAACTTATGCTTTGGAGTTTGGCGATAAGACATTACGCATTATTGATCATGGACAGTATATAGCTGATAACAATGGCGGTATCTATCAAATCTCAACTCCTTATGCTGCCGTTGATCTAACAGACATTGACTATGCTCAAAATGCCGATGTGCTCACTTTAACCTCACCTGAATATATGCCTTATGAGCTTAGAAGATACGGCTATAATGATTGGCGTTTCGTGGCTGTGTCTGTTACTCCTAACGTAACACCGCCAAAAGGCTTAGCTTACACTGCTATTTATCCTAGTTCAATGACAGATAGTGAAGAAAAAACTAAGGATAAAATCGAATGTAATTATGTTGTAACAGCTGTAGATGCTAACGAAAAAGAATCGCTTGCAAGTTCTAACCTTGTTGCTCGTGGAAATTATTACATAAGTGGTGCAAAGATCCGTGTTCAATGGCAAGGCGTAGCAGGTGCCAGTTATTACAAAGTTTACAGAATGGTAGCTGGTATTTATGGCTTTATCGGAGAAACAGAAGAATTATATATTGATGATGAAGGAAATAATCCTGATACTACTACTACACCTCCTAAATATAAGAGTGTGTTTACTCAATCTGTAAAAGGACAGATAAGCTCAATCACTATCAATAATGGCGGTAGTGGTTACTACTACGGCTTAAACAGTAATACTTATTACTTGCCTAGAGTTATTACAATTCGTACAGTGCCTCCTTTGGTTTCAGCAAAATCCAACTCTAAAGATGATGAATTGGTCACAAAGTTTTCTCCTAGTGTGACATTAGAAGTATTAGATGGTTCAAGCGGTAAAATCTACTCGTCAACAAACATTGAACTGACAACTAAAGTAGTTTCTTCTACTATAGAAGATGAAGGTTATCTCTTCTATGAGTTCAGAAAAATTGCTTACATTGATAATGTAAAAAATATCAGATTAACGCAAGATGTGCTGAAAGTGCCTTATGCTATTTTTAGATTAAAAGTAGATAAGAGTACAGGAAGTATTGATTACACCATTTCTGACAGTGCTTTATCAACAGCAAATTCTTATAAAGATAATGAGCTGTTTAAACAGTTCTACAGTAACGGCATTACGATTGATAATTTACGTTCTCTATTTGCTCAGGAAGACACAACAGTTCAGCTTGATTTGAACATCAAATCTAATGACGAAGGTCACGGCGCAACAGCTTATGTCATTGCTAGAAATGGCGTTTTAGCGAATGCTAAAGTTTCTAATGGCGGTTCTGATTATTCACAACGACCAACCGTTACTGTCTTATCTTCAATAGGTTGGGGTGCTGTATTAACTCCTAATTTACAGAACTCTACAGATAAAGATTATCCAGGTGCCGTTGCACAATACGATCAACGCAGAGTATTCGCAGGATCATATAATAATCCTCTTCGTGTTTGGTTTACGAATGCTGGTTTTCAAGATCTAATGGTGTATCACTTACCTAGTCTTGATACAGATAGAATTGAAATTACAGCAGTAACTTCTGATGCTGATAGAATTAAGCATCTTGTTGCTGTAGATTCTTTATTGTTATTAACAGGTTCAAGTGAATTACGAGTATTCACTCAAAACAGTGATGCTTTAACACCTAGCTCTGTAGCTGTTCGTGCTCAGTCGTTTATCGGAGCTAACAAAGTTCAGCCTTTAATCTGTAATAACACTGTGATTTATGCTTCACAGCGTGGCGGACACGTTCGAGCTTTGGGGTATAACTACCAGCAAAGCGGTTATACATCTAGTGATATTAGTGTGCGGGCACCTCATCTTTTCGATGGTAAGGACATCGTATCTTTAGCTTTACAAAAATCACCTATTCAGGTTCTATGGGCGGTAACCTCTGACGGTGTGCTGCTGTCATGTACATTCACACCTGAACAATCACAAATCGCATGGGCTAGACATTCAACTTTAAACGGTAAGTTTGAATCGGTTTGTTGTATTTCGGAAGGCACAGAAGATCATTTATACGCTGTTGTAATCCGAGATCAAAAACGTTACATCGAACGTATGAGTAATTTTCAGGTGTCTAATGCAACCGCAACCTATCGTTATCTTGACTGCTATCTTGATGGTGTATTCTCTACATCTCAATCTAAAATCAGCGGTTTAGATCATCTTGAAGGTAAGACAGTTTCTGTTTTCGTTGATGGTAAACAGCAAAAAAACAAAAAAGTTGTACAGGGAATGATAAATTTAGATACAGCAGGAAAGAATATTGCTATCGGTTTGCCTATTGACTACAACTTTGTTTCGGTTCCTTTGATTGTTTCTAATACCGAATCTGAATTACAAGGAAGAACAAAGAATATCTCACAAGTTCAGTTGAGAGTTAGCTATGAAGGTGACTTGTATTCACGTAATTATCCACACGGCAAAGACTACATATGCTCTAAAGTAGATCAATACAGTACACCTACTGATGATGATTCTTATTTAGTTAAAGTCGTGATTGATGGTGCTTGGGAGGAACAATCACAATTTGCAATCAGTCATAAAGACTGTTTGCCTGTAGAAATTCAAAGCGTGATCTTAGCAGTATCTTATGAAGACGGGAAATAACGATGGCAATACCACAATACACACAAGCTAATTACGGCTCTTATTTGCAAAACACAAGAGTAACTATTCTCAATCAAAATACATCTATCAGTAGTAATCAGTTTTCACAAAAGGCAATGAATACTGGCACTACAAGAATGAAAAACTATGCTGATAAGATACCAAATAAAAACGCATGGACAACTATCGCAAAGGCAGCAATTTATGCTTCTGCTGAGTTTATGTCCAGTATGCAACAAAGACGTTCTTTAGAAGCTAATTCAAGCAATGCTTTTTATCAGGCTCAACAGGCTAACCTTAATGCAGAGCTTGCAAAGTTAGATAAGCAGAACTTAGATGTTGCGACTGTAGTGGCTCAATACGATGTCTATAATCAATATCGCATGGGCGAAATTCAAGCTATGGAACAAGGCGTGGAAGATGCACAGAAGATAGCATCTCAACGAGTTCAATCCGCATCAAGTGGAGTTCAAATGGATAGTGGTTCTAAAGCAGAACTAGATCAAACAAACGTATTAAGTGCAAAAATCAATCAATACATTATTCAAAAAAACACAAACAGCAATGCAACACAGGCAAGGCAACAAGTCTATGCTTTGATGCGTCAGGCTAGTGATGCTCAAATGCAAGAAGCAAACTATCGAGCACAAGCTTTAATTGCTACAGGTGAAGGCGTTGCTTATAACACTATGGCTAAATCAATCAAGCCTTTGGAAAATGCCTTTTGGGGTGCTACCGACAGTTTGCTTAACACTTGGGGTGGTGGTTCGTCAGCAGGTGGTACGAATTGGTCACAGATGTTTTCTTTTAAGTAAAGGTGGAGTATGGCTGTTTTATTACCAACACAAAATCTGAATATAAAAAATTCTGCAAGCTCATTAACTTTTCAGAACTCACCTAAATTGCAAATGCAGAGAACAGACACATCAGTCCCTTTTAAGATTGATGTAACTCAAAATTTAAAGTTTGCAAAAAATGCTTTAGATGTTATTGAAAAATATCAAGAAAACATTAGAGCTAAGGCAAAAGAAAATGCTTTGTTATCGGCACAAAATGATGCGAGCGTTGAGTTTAATAATCTTATAAGAGATTATAAAAATTTAAAAGGTCAAAACGCTGTTGAGGCTTTACCTGAATATCAGAAAAAATTAGAGAATTTAAAAAAGAACTACAGCGATGCTTTTAAAGGTTATGGTGATGTTGCGCATGACTTCAATAAATGGTTTGACGACAAAGCAAACAGCTTTGGTATTGAGTTAAAAAACTATAATGACAGTCAGATTGAAGCTGTGAATAGTGCTGAAATGAAAGGTCGAATTTCAAATTCAGCAAACACTTTAACAGAGCATTGGGGATCACCTTTAGAAGATAAGTATTATCAAGAGTATGTTTCTGCAACTAATGCTGTTTTAGAAAAAAATGGTTATGTGCCAGGTGGTGAAGAGTGGCAGGCAGAACAAAGAAAAATGGCTGATGAGGTAACAAAAATTGCTATCGGAAATCAGATCTTAAATAAGAATTTTGGCGGTGCTATCGCCTCTTTAAAACGTTGGCAACCGAGAATCTCAGCTGATGCTTACAATGATTTATTAGCTAAGGCTATTAAAGGAGCTGAAGACGAACAGGAACGACAGGAGCGTAAAGCATTACTGCGTGAGCAAAGACAAACTAATTTAGAACTGAAACGTGAGCGAGAAGCTTTACGTGCTATTCAGCCTTTAAATGCTGTAGAACAGTTAAGATTTAAAGAAGCTCACAAAGATGCGACTTTTGAAAAAATGAAAGAGTTGTTCATGATCAAGAACAACAAAAAAGAAGATGATTTATCTGCAACTGATTATAACGATATTCAGATTATGACCGATGGGGACTTATCAAGACAAGTCATTGAAGAAAATGCTAGACGTAAAGCTGTATCAGATACTGATTCCATTTTGGATAATAACCTATCATCAATTCTTTATGCTAAACAATCTAACGGCGAACTTAAATATAAAAACAAAGACGACCTTTATTTAAACATTGATGATCTTAATTTAAGAAGTTCACTAATAGTGCAATATGGTGACAAAGAAAAACTGAATACCAAGTTAGCTACGCTTTATGACAATATGAACAATAAAGCTAACTACAGATTAAGTAGTTTTATTTCTACTGCTAGTGATGATGTACTTGATTTGTTTTATGGAACACCTGAAAGACAGAAAGAAACAGAACTTACTTATGGAACAATTCCTTTGAATGACCAAAAAGCACAAGCCCGCATTCTTAAAATTCAACAACAACATCAAGGTACATCAATAAAGAAAGGCGATGCTTTATCTAGTCGTGTATTAGATGAGTTAAACATTAAAAGCAATGACTTGTTCAAAGGTGATAACTCATCAAAGTTTATGTTCATTATGCCAATAGCACAAGATCTTTTTACAACTTATGTAAACAGTAATCTTATTAAAAAGGATAAGAACGGAGCAGGAGTTCCTGACATATCATCTCTTAATCCAAAAGAAATTTCTAACGCTATTGAGTATGTAATTAAAAGTCCTGAATTAGAACAGGCTAAACAGGACTATAAAAACAGCAAAGATGTTATTGATAATACTTATGATGATCTCGATGATAACGATTTACTGAATGATACCTTCTCTAAAGATGAGGTTAAGTCTCAGCTTTGGCAGTATCAGTCACAATACTACAGAGACAACGGAACATATCCAACATCAAGACAGCTCTATTTAGATTTTGTTAATAAACAAACATCAAAGCTATCTGATAGAGAAAGAATGATAAAGTAACTTAATAAACTAGGTATAATAAATAACAAATCAAATATAAATGTAAGGTGAATTAAAGATGTCTGATAATTTACAACAGCCTATAGGCAATCAAAACGTAGAGTTTACAAAAGAGCAAACAGAGGCTATAGACAGTCAACTTCAAAAAAAATTATCAGCATCACCTACTCCTATCTTTTATGCAGATACTATATCTGACGGTATCTCACAACAGACTAAGAACTACATCAGAGGAAATACACGTGATGTATGGCAAGATGCGGCAATATCACTTCCTGTTTTAGATGAAAACTCTACAGACGAAGAAAAGAAAAAGTATGAAGAGTTAAGCTCAGTCAAAGCTAATGCTAGAGGTGCTTTAGCCTTTGCTGAATACAATGTAAATACAGACAAAATTAAGCAGAAACAGTTTGAGGAGTTGTCAAGATTTTATGGAGCTAATGTCTCATCTAATGACGCAGACATCGTTCAACGTTTAATGTCACAAAAGATGATGAACGATTGGGTAAAAACATTCGATGAGTACGGTTTACCTGATAGCAGCATTATCAATAACGCAAAGATTAGGAGTAACTTTGATCCTGAGACTTACAAATACTTTAAAACAGCTCAACAGGTTCAGCAAGATTCTAAGTTGTTTTCTGATTTAAGACGTTCATTTGCTTTAAATACCGAACTAAGAAATCTTAATAATGAAAAGATTGATGATGCTGTAGATAGTTTATCCAGTTCTGAATACATTAGCTTTTTAAGCGATCAACTTCATGGCAGAAAATCAAAGTTAGAAAATACTAACAAAGGCATGAGTAATGAAGAGTACGAAGATCGTAAAGCTCAAATCATTGATAGATATTCAAGAGACACAGACGGCATTAAGCAAAGCTTGTATGACTTATTCTCAGATATGCGTTATTCCTTAGGCGGTTTAAATCTAGTTGATGATTATCGTCAAGCCAGACGCCGTGAAATGGAAGAGATCATAAAGAACAATCCTAACATCACAGACAAAGAGCTAGCTTTAGCTTTGCAAAATTCTAATTCAGGTTCTAACTCTGTAATTCTTAATGCACTAAGTATCATGCTGTTTAAAGGCGCTGGTGAGTACACAAAGATTTTAGGACAGGCTACAGCTAAAACTTTGTCTAAGTTAGGTGTAGATGTATCAGCTCGTGTGCCAAAAGTTGCACAGCAGGTGTTAGGTCATACTTCTAACATTGCTATTAACACCGCACAGAATACAGCTTTTTCTAAAATTGATGATGCTAACGTAAAATACAATGCACGTGTTGACGTGGGGCAATCACAGCTAGAAAGTTTGGCGCAAATTCCATCTGATTTAGTATCTGATTTAGGCGAGACAGTAACTCAATCAGCTTTAGTATCTGCTTTCTTTGAATCATTACCACTACTTAACAGAGCGCGAGCAAAGGTTCTTAATTTAAAGAAACAGGCTAACGCTAGAGTTGCTGATGAGGTTGTTTCTAATTCACCTTTAACAAAAAATGATCCTTCTACCAGTGCTGAAATTTACGATGAACTTCAATCAAGAGGCAGTGACAAAATCTATCTTGATAAAGATGCTGTTACCGATGTAATAAACAGAGTAGATCAAGTAGAAAAGAACGGTGATACTGTAGGTGTAAATAGAGCTGTCTTAGGTGATGAATTTAATGAAGCTTATGACAAAGCACAACATGGAAACATGATTGAAATCACACGAGGTCAATGGTTAAAACTACCGCAGGAAGTACGAGACGAACTAATCGACTACACAACCTCTGAAAACGGTGCACCTTTAATTCGTGAGTTGTCAGCCACTTTATCAGATAAAAAGATTGAAGAGATTAAAAATGATATTGCGGATAAAGTTCAACAACGCATTAAACGTGAGGAAGAAATGCGACCTATTCAGCAGGAACTTAACAAAGTTCTAGCTGATAATTCTAAGAACACATCTGTTGAAGAAAACAATGCTCTATCTAAAGGTGTAACTACCTTCTTAAGATCAATGTCTGATATTACAGGTGTTGACGTTGCCACCTTATGGAACAAATTTAAGCCTTTAATTAAACATGAGAAAGGTGTTGATTTTAGCAAAGTTAAGAATGCAGATAAGAGAAATGAGCGCGGTTCATTTTCTGTTGTTGATGATGTTCCTGTGATTAATCTGAACAGTGAAAGTACATTTACTGATGTGTTACATGAGCAGTCACATTGGTTCTTACACACAATGCGTGAGCTGGCTAAGGAGAACAAAGAAGTTCACGATCGTTTAGATAAACTTGTTAAATGGTGGGATAGTACAAAGTCATTAGACACTTTATCAAAAGAAGATTGGGCTAAACTACAGGAGCAATTCGTTGCTAGATTTATTGCTGATGCTATTGGCAATAAAAAAACAGACAGCAGTGTTTTAAATAATTTTAAAAAGATGCTGTCACGTAACAAAAATAATGAGTTGTTTAATAAGGATAACTTAAAACAGTTTGATAAAAAAACAATCACCGAAAAAGCGTTTAAACAGAACTACGGCGAAGAATTAAATCAAGGCTCAAAAGATTTTAATGATTTTGTTGATTCTCTTTTTGAATCTGAACAGTTGTATAAAGAGCAGATCGCACAATATCCTATTGATGATTTATTAGGCGAAATTGACAGCTCACCTCTACCTGACGAAGCTAAAAAACTATTTAAAGACACTGTTAAGAGTGACTTAATCAATCATCATGCTGCTTTAAAAGGTTTGATTGATGAGTTAGCAATCAAGAAATTTTTAATTGGTTTGGTTAATGGTCGTTCTTTAGACAAACTAAAAAGACAAATTATCAAAAAGAACATGGCTAAACTTCCACGTGAAGATTTAGAAAAACAATTAGTTGCTTTAGATAATTTTGCAAAGAAGTATGAGAAGGTAAAAGAAGATCAGAAACAGCTATTAAAAAATGATCCTCGTACTCTTTACATCGAAGATTTAAAAACACTTCCTATCTCTTTAAAAGACAAGAACGTTCCTAAATACATTGAAGATAAGCTCAAAGCTAAAAAGATTGTTGATAATGATACAGGTATCGAAGTTAGAGAAATCTTAGATGATTATGAGCGTTTACCTCAGCAATGGAAAGATGCTATTGATTCAGCTAAGGATAAAGAGCAAGCATTACTTGAATGTATTGCTAACTATTCTATTGAGAAAGAAGCTAAACGTATTGCCTATAGCACAGTGTTAGATAAAGCTATAAAGAAAACACAGCTTGAAGGTGAATTAAAGATCAGTAAAAAGATTAGCACGATACATCGTGAATTAGGCACACAGGTTCTTAAGGCTTTAAAAGCTATAACTAAGACAGGTGAGAATGCCAAAAAGATTTTATTTAACATTAAAAAAATTGCACAAAACGATGTTGATCAATTAGCTTTTAGTGATTTATCTGTATCCAGTGCTAGACGTTTAGCTGCTAGAGCAAATCAGAAAGTCAAAGTGTCTTTGGCTCGTGGTGATTTAAGAGAAGCTGAAAAGCAAACAAGAAATGAACTGTATCAGAATGAGAAAGCAGAATACATTGCAGATACTATTCATTATGTTGAAAAGAAAATGGCTGATTTTAAAGCTTTAGCTGGTCGTGATGTAAAAAAAGTAGGTAAAAGTTACGATCCGAACTTAATGGATTTATTAAGAATTGTAACTGATACTATTGGCTTAACTAACCGTAAGGCTAATGGTTTTACTGTTGGTGATATTGCTGAAATTAAAGAACGTATCTTAAATGAAAGTGACTACTTGGATTCATTAGGTGAAGAACAAGCTTTAATAGAGCGTGCAAAAATCGAGGCTTTTTGCAATCGAGTTGCTGATGTTGCTAATGATTTTTACGCCAACCGCACTGTTTCTAAGCTGTACGATTTGATTGAGTTTATGTCTGCGTTAAAAGATTATGCACGTAAGACAAAAACATTCTGCGATGGTGAAAAAACTATTGAATTTAAAGACGCACAAGAGCAGTTGGTTAAGACGACTTCTGATTTAAAGACAAAGAAAAAAGCTTTAAAAGGAGCAAGTCAGGGTAAATCTAAAGGTGTGTTTGCTGCCTTCGGTGCTTTACGTAAAAAGTATGCGTTTCAGGCAGAACATACAGTAGAACGCTACGATGGAAAAAAGCTTGGCGCTTGGCATGAACTTATTTACGCTCCTGTTGAGCGCGGTTATACTCAGATGAAGTTAGCCTTAAGAGATATTACATCTAAGCTTGGAGATAGTTTATCTAAGATTAAGATTGATAGCCGTGAGATACAGACAGATTTAATCATCAAGAATGAAACTACAGGTAAGAATGAGCGTTTGGTTTTAGGTTCTCGTTCAGGTCATTTTAACGGTCGTACTACTTTAGAGATCTTAGGTTTGCTTTTACACTGCGGCACCAACTACGAAAAGTTAGTGAAAGGCTATGTTGCTGATCCTGAAATTGGCGCTAAGTTTAAAGATGGTTCTGATGTAAATCTTAACAATGAAAAATCTGTTTATGCTTGGAAACAAGAACAGTTTAATTCAATGATTCAGTCATTATGCGATCAAGGTTTTATTACTAAAGAACTTTTAAATTGCTGTAAAGAAATATGGGCAACCTTTAAAGAGTTAGATCCTAAAGTAATGCAAGCTACACGTGAGCAGAACGGCTACGGCTTTAAACGTTTAGACGGACAGCCTTTATCATTTAAGTTAGCTGATGGTTCAGAAGTTAATGTAGATGCTGGATATGTTCCTGCTATTCTTAATAATGACAGAGCAGTAACTAAAGCAAGTGAAAATGGAATTGATATTACTGCAACTGGTGCAATGCAAAATCAGATGTCAGTTATGGGCTTAAAGACACCTTCCTTTATTAAAGAAAGAAATCAAAAAGCGTTCCATGCTTTAGATTTAGATCCTGTACATATCATCTCAGGAATTGAGCAGGAGCTTAAATTTATTTACTTAACACCTAGAGTAAATGAAGTAAATAAATTGTTACATTCAAAAGCAGTTGCAAATGAGATTGAACGTATTGATCCAGGTGCCTTAAAAGAAAGATTTGAGCCTTGGATTAAAACACTTGCAACAGGTCAAGATATTACCCCTACGTCTTCTAATAAATTCATTCAGTGGATTAGTAGAAAGATGCAAGATACAGGCTTGTCAATCATGGCAGGCTACTTTAAGAACGCAGGTGAGCAGTTCTTTGACTTATTTCCTGTAATGTATGAAGTAGGTTTTACTAATACCATGAAAGGAATAGTAATGGCTACTATATATCACAATAAGTTAAAAGCTGAGATTTGTCATAATTCTGCATATATGAATGCTCGTTTAAATGAAAGTAATAACTCCATCAATGAGATATTCAAGCGCATTCAGCTTAACCCTTTTCAATACACAAGTAACGGTCAAAAGATAAAAGCCAGTGCTCAATGGATTCAAAATTTTAGTCGTGAAAATGCGATGTTTGCACAGGTTTACACTCAAAGATTTATTGATGAGATCACATGGTATGGAGCACAGCAAAAGTTTTTACACGAACACCCTGAGCAAACTAATTTAACAGATTCAGTTAAGTATGCAGATAGTGTAGTTAGAACTGTTTTAGGCTCTTATGATCGCCCTGACACAGCTTTAATTGCAAAGTCAAACGCTTGGTATAAGCTTTTTACAACATTCACTTCATACTTTATAAACAAGATGAATTTGTTATCAACAAGGCTTGCAAACAATTCAAGAGAATTTCAGAACTCAAATAAGCGTTTCTCTGATTATATGAACAGGTACGGTCACGATGTATTAGCTATTTCATTCTTTACATTGTTACCTTCAATGTTATCAGAACTGCTAACACAAACAGTGAATGGCAGCTTAACCTCTGATGATGACGATGAGTTTAGAGCAGGCTTATGGAACGTTGCATTGTCACCTACTAAATTTGTAGCTAGTGGTAAAGCTCCTTTAATGTCAAATATGGTTGTTTCTCCTTTAGTTGACATGGCGGTTGGTAAACAATACTTTAGTTCTGCTTATATGAACTCACCATTGCTAACTACAGGAACAGCTTTTTTACATTCAGGTGTTAATGTTTATAACTCAGCCGTAAAAGATGCCGAGTTAAAATCATCAGATGTCAGAAATATTATGATGGGAACAAGTGCCTTGTTAGGTGTTCCTTTTATTGGTACAGCCTCACGCCCAGTGCATCACGCAGTTGAGCTATCTAATCGTGAAGTTGAACCTGCTGATAATTACTTTATTGAAGCATGGAAATTTATTCACGGTAGATAAAAATCTATTTAGGAAATGATAGCTTTTTTGGTAGTTAAAACTATCAGGAAAACTATCATGTCCTCATTAAGTCAAGACGAGATAAACAAGCTCACAAGTACACAAAGTACAAGATCAAGTAATGAAGCAGTAACTACTTATAAAGGAAACTTTATCGGAGATTTAACAGGTATTGCTTCTTATGCTAAAGCTCTTCTTAAATCATTTAGATTCAGCATTATTGGTGATGATGCCAGTGGTTACGTAGATATTACTGGCGATGCTCCTGCTAATTTAGTTCTTGTTGTAAGCCATGCAGCTAAAGCCGATTCAGCTGATTACACAGCAAAAGCAGGTGTTGCTTCATTAGCTTTTAATGCTGACCTAGCCAACCTTGCAACCTACGCATTAGAAGCAGGTTGTTTACGTCATTTTGTAATTAAGTTTACAGAAGATAGTGCTATCAAAGGTTCGATGACATGGGATAGTGATACATCAACCGTCACAATGAAAATTGATAAAGTGGACTTGGCAAAGGCAGGTGTAACTTTAGTTGATAATATTACATCAGCTGATACAGAAAAGTTTGACAAAACTAAGTTGTACTTTGACGTTCCTAATTCTGCTTTATGGTTCTATGACAATCAATCAAACGTTTGGAAAAATTTATTACAGTACATTACAGATTACTTAGTAACTCTTACTAATAAAGACACAGAACAGCAGGCACAGATTGACAAAAACACAGAAAACATTGCTGATTTACAGCCTACAAAGTACACAGTCACATTTAACAATAAAACATACTCAATGCGAAATACTCTGATTGACGAGGTATCAAATGGCTAACGAAAAAGAATGGCAACAAGATATAAGTACAACTGTTGATGCTCATACTACTAAATTGTCAGATCATGAAAATCGCCTTAATCAGGCTGAAACAAACATCGCCGACCATGAAAAGCGTATTGATAATATCGAAACAACATCTGATGTAGGTCAGTTTGCTACACGTATTCAGGCTGTTGAAGAAAAGAATACAGAACAAGACAGTGCCATTGACACTTTAAAAAAAAATGTATCAGATAATTTACAAACAGCAAAGCAATACACAGAAACAAAGCTAACTAATTACGCCACTAAAACAGAAAACACTAACACCTTAGAACAGGCTAAACAATATGCTAATAGTAAGGCAGATGACACCTTAGAAAATGCAAAGCAATACACAGAAACAAAGCTAACTAATTACGCCACTAAAACAGAAAACA